GTATTACCTCTGGCCTAACAATATCTTTAGTTATTTTATCAATAACCTTTGGATCAATAGGTTGAATATCAATAGGAGGAACAATAATAGGCGCAGGAACATTGCCGCCTGGTGGTATCACAAATGAACCTTTACCTACTGCTGCAAGGTATTTATTTAATTCTGCAAGAGCAGTTTTCCAACCTTCGCCTGCGGCTAACCCTGCTGCATCCCAGCCTGAGCCAAGATTTACATTGCCAGTAACTGAGGCGATGTATTGGAGAACTTGATAGTTGGTTAAATTCCACTTACTAGCAAGAAGGTTTACTTCCTCGCTTGAAATCTTTTCATCAGCGATAACCATTAAAATATCGGCGTATCGTTGCGCTGCAATATTCATACGCTCAGTTGCATTATAGTTAGCAAGTAATTGATCGTACATCGCCTTTTGAGCAAGGTTTTGTTCTTTAAGAAGGTTTAATCTAACTGCCTCAAGTTGAATTGGATCAGTTTCAGATGTAGGTGTAACACCCATTGCCTTTAATTTATTTAAGGCTTCTTGAGTTGCGAGTTGTTTCTTTTGCTCAGCAGTTAGTTTTATAGTATTACCCAAAACCTTACCAGTAGCAACTGTGGTTGCAGTGTAATTTTTCGCTATTGTACTTGTAGTTTTCTTTGTTTGATCAAGTACTTTATTGTTTTTTGTTAATGCTTTAAATGCTACAAAGGCTGCTGTTGCGGCCACAATAGAGGCGCCAGCGGTTGCCAAACCAGTGGCAATACCTGCTGCGGTTGCTGCTGCGGCTTGAGCGCCGAAGGCTACTGCTAAAATTCTTACTGCACCTGTTAAGGCGATTATACCTGCAAAAACTTTAGCGCTTGCAAATGCAGTTAGTAATACGGCACCGAAAACTTGAATAGTTTTAATGTTGCGTTGAATGTAATCAAATAAATTAAAAACTTGAATTATTAATGCAGGAAGTTTTGTTAGGATTGTATCTAAAGTAGCAGCCAATTGATCTTTATTAGCATTAATCCAAGCCTCTAATTGAGGCAAAACTTTAGTTGAAATTACACTAGCAAATTGCTCAACAACAGGTAAAAGCGCATAACCTAGAGTTTCAAGGATTTCGCCATAGGCGATTTGTAATCCTTTTAATCTACCTTCTAAAGTTTTGGCACGAACATCAGCCTGATCTTTGAAGGTACTATTTAAAACACTAAGAGCCTTATTAAAATCTTTTGATTTGATAGTACCCGCATCAAGTTGAATACCAACCTTAGTTAATGCCCCAAGATTACCATTTGATGCCTTAGCCAATGCCAAAGTAACAGTTTGTAAATCTTTACCAGTTCCAGCAGAAACATTAAGCGCAGTTCCAAGTAATGATTGTGCAGAGGCAACATCGCCAGTTGCTCTGGCTAGTGTAGCCAGCGCTGGCCTCAACTCATCATCGGCAACAGAAACTTCTTTTTGTAAGGCAGTTATGTACTGCTCAGTGCTTGCAATAACTGCATCTGTTGCGCCAACAGTGTTTCTTAAAGTTGAAGCAAGTAATGCCTGGCTCTTTTGATCGCTCATTGCAGCCTGAACTGCATCTACTCCAATTTTAGTAGCAAATGCGGCAGAGGCGGCAGCAGCAATACCAAATGCTTTAGCGCTTCTCTTGGCAAATTTATCAAAATCTTTACCAAGTTTAGTAATATCTTTTTGAGCCTGCTTTGAACCCTTGGCAGAGTACTGGGTAATAATGCGTGCAATTATTGCGCCAGTTGCCATTTTATCTCCTACTGTTTAAATTGTTTTGTAATGTTTTTTTAGCATCCTCTAAGGCTGCTGCAACTCGCCTTTGAATTGCCTCTTTATCTTTATCAACAACTGCCCAAATAAGGCGGGAGGCTTTACCAAATGAGTTACTTAAATATCTAATAAATTGATTTCTTGATGCGTTGCCACGCCTGCCTGCAACTTCAAATATTGCACCAGCGGCGCTCTTATTAACTAATGCGCCAGCGCTAGTGGTGTAATCACCTCTAGTTTTACCTTGCACCCTGCTTTTGGTAATGCCTGTCTGAATCTCGCTAACATCCCAGGCTGGCCAGCCAGCGCCACCTCTAGTTCTAGGATTAGTGGCTGGAGTTTTTCGCCAGCCACGCATCGGAGTTCCATAAACAGGATTTGTAAATTGAACAACTAGATTATCTGCTGATCGTTCAGCCCTAGTTAATTCATCATTAATTACTTTATTGAATTTTCTAGCCGCTGCTTTATCAAATTCTTTTAAGGCATCTTGAGTTTCTTTAATACCTGATAAAACGATAACTTCATCAGCCATATTTATTCGCCTTTGCTCTTTCCTTTAGATAAGCAAACATTGCTTCTAAGACACCATCAGGGGCATCTATCAAATCAATAGGAGAGATGCCTAACTCCACCGAGGCCGTTGCAATTGCAAAGGTTAGGCTATCTCGGTGGATTCTGAATTTGGGTCAGAAACCATTTCTACTGATTCGAGTGTATCTAAGAACTCTGGGCCAAAAGGTTTTACAACTCGGCCATTATCTCTTAGAGATTGCCAGGCAAGGAAATAGATGTGTTCCATCTTTTGATCCTCTGCAAATAATTTTGCCAATCCTTTACCGAATTTTTGTTCAAAAGCAACGATGGTGCGAGGCCGTAATACATAAGTTGCATCTACACCATCATTGGTTTTGATCTTTAGTGATAATCCATCCATTTTATTTCCCCCTAGTTAGTTATGATTTGGTTATTGCACCTGAAATTGGCCAAGTAACGCTTGCAGTTGCTAGTTCACCAACGGCACCTGATAGTGGTTGCCATTCTGAAACTAGCGCATTGAATGCGTATTGTGGATTTGTTGCAGTTGTAGTTCCTGCTACTGGCTTAACTACCATTGCAGCAGATGTTCCGATTGTTGGATAAACAATAGATTCTAAAGCACCAGATGCAAAATCCTGGAAAAATTCTATTGTTACTTGATTATCGGCTAATCCTGCAACTCTGGTTCTAGCAGTATTTCCAAAAGATGTTGTATCAACAACATCTAGTGATGTGCTTAAAGTTATTGAACTTACATAACTTGAAATATCAGTACTTGCAAAAGTAACTGAAGCATTGGTTAGTACTATTCTTGGCATTAGATGACCGCCTTAGTGATTGATCCTGAAATTGGCCAAGTAACAGATGCAGTGGCTAATTCGCCAACTGCGCCTGATAATGGTTGCCATTCTGCAACTAATGCAGAAAATGTATAGGAAGGGTTAGTTGCACCTACTGTTGTATCAACTGGAGTAACAACAACAGTAGTTGTAGTTCCAATCAGCGGATAAATTGTTTGTTCAACATTTGATGTTGCAAAGTCCTGATGAAATTCAAGAGTTACAGAATTATCTAACAAACCAGCAACACGGCTTCTTGCTGCTGTTGATGAGAACCCTGTTGTGTCCACTACATCAGCACTGGTACTTAAAGTAACGCTTGCGATGTGATCAGATAAATTAACTGAATTTATCGTAACCTTCGCATTTGTTAATACTAATCTTGGCATTATTTATCGGCTCCTTCTTGGATTGCTGGTTTGGTTGTTCCCCCAGTTGCCTTAATGTGGTTGCCTTCTATCAATGCCTTGATGTTGGCTCCTGCACTAAGCAATTCTTTTTCGGTGATTGATTCACCTTTCTTTTTATTACAAACCTCTAGTTCTGAGGTAATTACATAAGACATTTTTTCTCCTTAACCCCAAAGTGTGAGGCGGTATCTATAAGATAGGAATAAAGTGCCAGCAGATTCATAAGTTCCACCTTCGGCGCTAATAACTCTAAGTGTGTTTACTGCACCACCTAAAGTTCTATCGCCTTCAATTGCGGTTTTAATCGAGCCAGCCCCTGATCCTGCTAGAAAAGCATCTAACTTATCTTGGGCCACTCTTTCTGATAGGCGTTGAACAATCACCAAGACATCACAATTGGCTTGATCTAAGCCTCTTGCATTGTTTATATCGAAGGTGAAATCTAGTTGCCCAACAATTGCTGCTGGTGGCGTTACTGTATCTGGAATTAAATCATAAACTCTAAGCCCAGTTATTGTTTGCAGGCGAGTTTTTAAACCATCTCTAACATTGCTTGGAATCACTTAGCCAAGCCGCCGTTCTTGCGGAATGGGCGAAGCAGAACTTCAACATCAGCATCGAGGCGAGAATATAATCTAACAGTTCCCATTTCAGGGCTGCCTGCAATTCCAAATGGTGATTGCCTGCGACCAAATAATCTTGATGATTGAATCAGAGTTGCCATATTAACTTCAGGTGGTATTGCTGAGAATCCCCAAATGCCTTTAACTCTAAGTGATTGAGGTAATTGATAAGGAAAAATATAACTGCCAATTGCTAAAACTCTATTGTAAGGCCAAGATTTAGTTGGGTTATTTATTGGTTCAACCATATAATCACTGGTTGCCCAAACTGTTCCATAAGTACGATCAAAGTTATCATCAGTAGCAACTTCAGTAACTGTAATTATATCATCAATGTTTACTGTGTACGCATCAACTGGAGTGTAATAGCGAGTTACTGTGGATTGAGTAGTGCCATTAACATAAAAGAAACGCTCAGTATAATCATCAATCATTCTACTAGCAGCAGTAATTGCTACCTCTAAAGCGGTATCATCAACTGCATCTGTAATATTTAATGATGCTTTTAGTTCAGCAAGTGTGCAGTAACCATTAACAATTGGCACGCTTTATCCTTCTTTCCGCTTTGGGTAAAATTGCTCTTTCAAGTAAAGGCTCGGCAGTAGCCGTTTCTTTTGGTTTTATTCTTTTCTTAAAAATCTTTTTTAATGTTTCCATAATTTATGGTGCCTATCATCTAACCAGTAAGATTTTTGATGAGGTAAAATTGCCCCAGTATTTACATAAATTGGAAATCCAAGTGAGCGAATGCGACGGCTGAAAAGTAAATCCTCGCCAATCCATTCACCATTTATCGGGCCATCCCAGAACCAGCACCAGTTTTTACCCATATTGGGATCGGCTGTTTCACGCATCTTTTCTAAAACGCTTCGATGGATTAACAGGCATCCAGTGCCTGCGGCATCTATTTCAAAAACTTTATTCTCATCATATTTATAGAGAGGTAAGAATCCCTCTGGCACATCTTGAAAGATAGCAGGAACTGGTTTTGGATATTCGCTATTGCCATCATTAAAAGCAGCAAATACTAATCCTGCTACAACTGGCCGTTCTAAATCGTGGGCTGTATCAATCAACTTATCAAAAGTTGCAACCCCTAATTGCTGATCGCTGTCCACCATCAGAAGCCAATCAGATTTTGTGTTATCTAAAAATTGTTTAACTATTTGATTACGAATCTTAGAAAGTAATCCTGAGCCTTTAACTCTTATGAATGGCCCTAATCTTGCTGATCTTGATTGGGCTAATTGAATCATTGTGTAAGCAAATGAACCATTTACTTCACCTGAATCGCATGAACCGATTGTTACTTTGTGTGCGCTTTTCATAGTTCCCCCGAACTACTTAGGAGTTTAGGTGGTTTAATCGGGGGAGGTTAAACCACCTAAACAGTTCTTAATTGCCTTCTAAATTAGAAGGTTGGTGCTGCTAAGCCAGTTCCGCTAATGATTGATGCGGCTAATGGATAGCGTTCTG